AGCGACTTATCAAGATGCCGATGGAACAATAGATTTAGTTGTAGGAACATTAAATCAAGATACAACTGGCAATGCGGCAACTGCGACAGCATTAGAGAGTGCGAGAACAATTCATGGGGTATCATTTGATGGAACCGGTAATATAGATTTGAGTGAAGTAATTCAGGATACAGTTGGTGCGATGTTTAGTTCAAATACAGAAACAGGTATTACAGCGACTTATCAAGATGCCGATGGAACAATAGATTTAGTTGTAGGAACATTAAATCAAGATACAACTGGCAATGCGGATACAGCAACATTGGCAACTACAGTAACTGTAACTGATTCAACTGCAAATACAGATTTTCCAATAGTATTTCATGATGAAAGTAATGGTTTATTAGATGATACGGGTTCATTTACTTATAATGCGTCTAGTGGAGATATGGTAATAAAGGGTGGTAATTTAAAAATAAAGAATAGTGGGGGAACGACTAATTTAAGTATATCAACTGCTGGTCATATAATTACAGATAATAAAATAGGAACAGCAACTGATCAAGAATATATAAATTTTGGAACAAGTAATGAAGTAAATACATTTGTAAATGATACAGAAAGATTAAGTGTTACAAATTCAGGTGTTGATATTACAGGTGCTTTAACTGTATCAGGATCATATAATTTAGCATCAGGTGATATACCCAATAATGCAGCAAATACAACAGGTTCTGCTGCTTCATTAACAACTGCTAGAAATATTAATGGTGTAGCATTTGATGGAACTGGTAATATTACTATACCTGCTGCGGGTTCAACATTATCTGATACAGTCCCGGTATCAAAAGGTGGGACAAATGCAACAAGTTTTGCTGATAAAAGTGTAATCATAACACAAGATAGTGGAACAGATACATTAGCAGCGGTAGCTATGAGTAAAAATGGTCAATTATTAATTGGTGGTACAAGTGGTCCAGCGGTTACCACATTAACTGCGGGTTCAAATATTACTATTACTAATAGTGATGGTGGTATTAGTATTGCATCAAATAACGGTGAAATATTGAAAAGTGAGAGTTTTATAGATGATGCATCTCAAAATAGAGTAAGAATTTATAATACTTCTAATAAATTTATTTTTGATGGAAATCAATCTGTTGGCAGTGATAAACTTGAAATAGATTTTACTGCTACTTCTACTACTGGTTATTGTGAGTTTGGGTTTTATGCGAATGGTATAACAAGTGGAATGATTTTTTATGTTGGTATAGCTGCTACAACTAATGGAGATTCACCTTTTGATACTACAATAAATGCTTCTGCGGTTAGTATTGATGCTTACAAAATTGGATTATTAGATGGTTCTAAATCTTATTATTCTCTACGAGAACTCATGGACTTTACTGGTCTAGAAAATATTTATGTAACATCTAAGTTTTATTTTAATAATTTAACCATTGATACGCGATATAGAATGGCATTATATGGAAGATGTTATGATACAGGTAGTATATTTATCCATTCAGGTGGGAGAAGTACTGATGGACTTGCTAGTGGTTCAAGATCATATTTTCAAGCTGCATTTATGAAATTTTATGAGTATGATAATAGTATCGGTGGAGAACGGACAACTTAAGGTAGTGAAAGATAATTTCATTTATAAATACTTAAAATTTATCAAATATTAAATATAAAATGGATCTTATAGAAAAATATCATTTTTATATAAATTTAAAGAAACGAAAAGATAAAAATAAGCATACTATTAAAGAGTTAAAACGATTCGGTATAAATTCACCTAATAGATTTGAGGCTATTAAACATGAAATAGGAATAGTGGGGTGTGTAAAATCTCATATTAAATGTATCGAATTAGCAAAAGAGAGAAACTATCCTTTCATATGTATTTTTGAAGATGACGTAATATTCAGAAACATAGGAAAATGCAGAGATATGATAAATAAATATATTGATTATGATTATGATGTTTTATATATAGGATGTAGAGTATTAAATAATAAATATGAATTCATAACAGATGATATTATAAGGATAAATAATTGTTATTGTAATCATGCTTATATAGTAAAATCTCATTATTATGATACTATTTTAAAGAATTTTTATGAAGGTATGAATTTAAAAATAAAAGCAGGTAAAGATGCACATACTAAAAGACAATCTGAAGAATATAATATTGATGTTTATTTAAATTCTCTACAAAAGATAGATAAATGGTATTCATTTTATCCTAATTTTGCTTCACAGAAAAATGGTTATAGTGATAACTTTAATATAGATATAAATTTTTGTGATGAAATATTTAATATACCAATCCATGATAAACTTCTACCAAATATATCAATATTAACTCCGACATTTAATCGTAAGAAGTTTTTACCATTAATGATTTATAATATTTATCATTTTACTTATCCTAAAGAAAAGGTTGAATGGAATATTTTAGAAAGTAATGATAATTCATTAGATAACTATGAAAAACTTTTTAAAGATAAATCAGAAATTACAGATTTAGAAAATTATTTAGGAATCAAGATAAAATATAAATATAATGATTATGAAATGAGTATTGGTAAAAAACGCAACTGGTTAAGTAATACTAGTAGTCATGGATATTTAATAAATATGGATGATGATGATTTATATTTACCAACTTATTTAAATCATAGTATAGATATTTTAATGAATACGGATAAAGATATTACAGGATGCTTAGATATGTTATTTATTTACCCGGAAAAAAATTATCAAATGAGTTTTATTCGCTGTGTAAGAGATTTTAAATTATATCATGAGGCTACATTGTGTATGAAAAAATCGTATTTTATGCGATGTAAACAATATGAAGATTCGAGTAAAGGAGAAGGTCAAAATATTTATAAAAATCATAAATCAAAATGTGGCAATAGTGATATAACAAAATGTATGATATGTGTATGTTGGGATGGAAACACAGTGAATAAAGATAAATTTTTAGATAATAAGATAAATATGAATATTCAAGGCGATAGTTTAAATATTTTAAAAAATATATTTGATAATTCAAAAATGGAACCTGTAAAAGAAGAAACTAAAAATATTGAAACTAAAAATATTGAAATCCCACAAGAATTATTAAAGAATATAAGGAATTTAATCGAAGTAACAAATACAAGAGTCAATTGGAAAATAGAAGAATTATTACCAGTGGGAATAATGATAAAACAAATAGATGAATTATTAGTAGGCGTGGATAACAATTAAATATGCTTGTTAAGGATGGTTAATTCGTATAACAATTAAACATGCTTGTTAAGGATGGTTAATTCAAATTCAAATGAATTATCATTATTTTGACAATCATAGAATACATCACTAGTATCTTCATAAAGTTGAATCGTAAGTTTATCAATATTAATCGGATAAAAATAATTATCAAGATTAATATCACTTGAATAATATACTAAATTACCACTACCTTCATCAAGAGGTATTCTATCTATAATATTTTTACCATTACTATTTCTTTTACAAGCAATATATGGAACTTCAGGGATTACTAAATCTACAAATTGTATATTTTGCTGAACAACATTATTTGATGTATAAGATGTATTATCACTTGTATCATCTATATTAAAAAACCCAAATAAACGATATGCCGAACCACTACTAGAATTCCATTTTATACGAAATGAAGTAGAATTACTAATAGTATATTTCAGAGTTTTAGTATCTTTAGTGATACTAAACCCTGAAAGACTACCATGAGAATTAAGAGTAGATATTAAATGATCACCTAATTCATTGAAAGTATAACTGCTGCTTGTTAAATTAATAGAAACATCAGAACCTGATGATAATTTAATGATTATATTTCTATTATTATCATTTACAGTATAAATAGAATTGGGAACCATCGCTTTGATTAATCTGAATCCGATAACATTATCGAAATTACCATAACCACTAGTAGAATTACCTACATTACTTCCTTCAAAATTGATAGTATAATTACTTGTGCTATGATCTAATGTATGATCAACATTTTTACTATCAACAAGTAATCTTATTCTTTTTAATTCGGGTGTAAAATATTTATTTCTAATAGATTCATATTCTTTGGAATTTTCCATATTCATGAAATCTTGCTGGGTATTAAAATTATTATAATGAACTCCTATATTATTTGATAATAAATGTGAATGAAAATCATCATCAGAACTATCATCTAATTCTTCAGAAGATATATCGCTAACTTCCTGATAAGGTATAATTGTATTATCCATATTTATAAATTGTATATATTATATATTAATAATAATAACTTTAAATTATTGGAGAAAATACAAGTTTCATATCACCTAAATTAGCAATATCATATTTTAAAATAATCGGATAATCATTTTTGAAATATATTTTTAATAAATTACAAAGATTTGTAAATTCACAACATTTCAATATATTTTTATAATTAAAATCTCCTCTTATCTCTGAATCTGAATTATAATTAATATACATATTATCTTCATTTTCTCTAATCAAAACTTCTTTTTCTAAATTTTCATTTTTGAATTTAAATTTTATGATATTACTATTAAAAGATATATTTATTTTATCAGGTGAAATAAATTTACTCTCATTTAATAATTCTTTAAAATATATAGTTGATAAAGAGACTTCATTATATTTGGAAGGAGGTATATTAATTTCTTCTTCATCATATTGTATTAAATTTATTTTATAAGAATTATTTACGCCTTTCTCTATATCATTTGTTTCAAGTATCCAAAATGTATCATTTTCATTATATATAATCCTAAGGGTTTCATTGTTTTTTATATTTTTAGTTATTTTTTGTAATATTTTAAAATCGATATTAATTTCTTGTTTTTCTTTTACATTATAATCTTCAAAATTTTCAGAGTATAATTTAAAATGTAATAAAATATCATTATCTTTATTACATTTTAACATTCTTATATGTTCTTTTGTAAATGATAATTTACCTTTATCTATTATTTTACTAATACCATTAATAAGAATTTTAAAAGCACCCGATTGAACAGTGGAAATATTTATCATTTATTTTTATAATGAATTTAGTTTTTAAATGAATATATATATATAATAGATGAAATATATAATTAAAAACTTAGTAAAATATTCAAGTATAAATACTATTTATGTAAGTAGTATTGTTTATTTAGATTTAAAATATCAATATCGTAGACTATCAATATCTTAAACTATTAATATATAAAGAACATATTTTATTATCAAATCTAATCTTATAAAGTTTCTTACAATATTTTTTTAGGTATTCTGTATTACCATTTATCTCTACAATTTCATTAAGAAATATTATTTTATTTTGTTCATAAAAAAATCGTTTAGATTTTTCAGAATGAAACAAATATGAATGATAAATCATTTGAAAAATACATTCTTGAAATGTTTGTTTTCTTTCTATCTCTAATATATATTCTATAATATCTTTTGGTAAATTCTTTGTAGATAATATCTGTAATATTTCTTGTGATCTATACATAATATTTAATAATACAAATTTGATTTAAATATATTTTTAAAATATCTTAAATATTTAAAATGAAAACCGTTATTGTAGTTGAATCGCCGGCAAAAGCAAAGAAGATAAGTAGTTTCTTTAAAGATGGAACAATTGTCACCTCATCTTTCGGACACATCATTGATTTACCTAAGGATAAAATTTCTATCGATATCGAAAACAATTTTAAACCGACTTATAAAACTATGCAAGGAAAAAGTAAAATTGTCACATCCCTTAGGAATTATAATAAAGATTATCGTATATTACTGGCTGCAGATGACGACAGAGAAGGCGATGCAATCGCGTGGCATTGTGGAAAGGTAATGAATGTAAATTTCAGAGAAAAAAATAGAATTATCTTCCATGAAATATCTAAACGAGCAATCCATGAATCTATCCAAAATGCCCATCAGCTAGATATGAATTCAGTAAATGCTCAACAAGGGAGACGTATCTTAGACAGATTAGTCGGATATAGTCTTTCACCTCTCTTATGGAAACATATTCAAACTGATAAATTAGGATTATCAGCTGGAAGAGTTCAAAGTACATTACTATTAATCTTAAAGAATCATGAAGATAGCATAGATAATCATACTTCTCTTTCAGAATATAAATATTGTGGAAATTTTAGCGATTCATTAAAATGCGATTTAATACTCAAAGGTGATAAAGATTTTCCTCAAGATATATTGAGTGTCCTAAAATGTGATAAAGATTACAAAATAGTAAAACAAGAGCATAAAGAAGAAAAGAAATATTCACCATTTCCATTGATTACATCTTCTCTACAAAGGTGTGCTCAAGGTGAATTAAAATTTCAAGTAAAAAAGACTATGAATATTGCTCAAAAATTATATGAAAATGGTAAAATTACATATATGAGAACGGATAGTACTAATATCTCTAGTGATTTCCAGGCAATCTTATGTAATCATATTAAGGATAAATATGGTAAAGAATATTATTTACCTAAAAATAGTAATAAGAAAGTGAAAGGAGCACAAGAAGCACATGAATGTATTCGTGTAACTAATTTAGATTATCGATTAAATGATAATTATACTGAAGATGATCGTAAATTATATGAACTTATTAAAAAATATACAATCATTTCTCATATGAAATATGCTATTTATGATAATCATACTATAATACTGAATAATGATAAATTATCCGATAAGGGTTATTTTCAGGGACAACTAAAATCCTTGCTCTTCGATGGATTTTTAAGATATAGTGATGATTCATTAAAAATAGTTACTGAAGTAAAAGATATACCCGATAAGATATATCATTTAAAATCTTGTAAATGTGAAGAAGTGTTTTCAAACCCACCTGGATATTTAAATGAATCATCAATCGTTAAAAAGCTAGAAACTTCGGGAATAGGAAGACCTAGTACATATGCTTCATTGATTTCTACCCTATATAATCGTAACTATACAGAAGTTAAAAATATTAAAGGAACATCAAAAGAGGTAAAAACTTTTACATTAAATACAAAAAATGAGATTATAGAGAAAAATGTCCATAAAAAACTCCCTGATCAAAAATTTAGGATAATTTTAACAGATTTAGGTCGACAGGTATTAGAATATTTAATGAATCATTTTTCAATGATTATTAATATTGAATTTACATCCCTAGTTGAAAAAGACTTAGATAGAGTCGCCAATGGTGAAATAGAATGGCAATCTGTAGTAGGGAAAGTATATGATTCATTTAAGGATACATTAAATGTTCAGAAGACATTAAAATCAAAGAAAAGTAATAACTCAGGTAAGAGTTCTAATTCGGAACGAGTACTCGGTGAATACAAGGATAATCCAGTCATCCTAAAAGATGGTAGATATGGACCTTATATATCTTATAATAGTAAAAATCATACATTACAATATTTATTAAAGGATAAAGAGATAGAGTATGATGAAATAAGGTTAGAGTTAGTCTTAGATACAATAAAATATCCATTATGTTTAGGAAAACATAAAGGGTCTCCAGTAGAGATATGTTTAGGACCCTATGGTAAATATATGAAATATAAAAAGCGAAACTTCAGAATTCCTCAGAAAGAAGAGTATTCATTAGAGGAATGTATCGGTAAAATTTATTAAGGAAGTATTAATGTTCATATCATATTATTTTTATATTCATAAATTTGATTCCATTGTATCTTTTACACATCAATCACAAACATACTGAGTAATATTTTATATTATCAAACCCCTGCTAAAACTCTCTACAACTAATAATCATGTTCGCACCAGGAGCAACTCCCAACTTCTTGATGGGTGCGACTGAGGATACTCTACAAGAAGCTGCTGTAGCACTGGAACCAGTAGCCAATAGGCTACGTAAGCGATGCCCTAACCAACCCATGAATCCAGAAAGACCTCCATCTCCTATCTCTGCTCCACTTGAAGACCCAGTCCACGGCGAAGTCAATATTATGGCGCGCGTCATTCATGATTATGAAGCCCAAGAACTGAGTGAGATTTCAATCAAGAAGGGTGAGTTTGTCTTGATTAAGGAATACCCAGAAAAGGGATGGGATGACGATGACAAAGAGTGGTGTTATGGTTTCATTCTCAACAAACCCACAAATCAGTATGGAAACTTCCCAAAGAGTTATGTCGAAGAGATAGATGGGAATACCATGATTGACATTGATGACCCTGAATTTATTCCAGAAGGATTTCATGAAAATTGTCGCGATGAGAATGGTGCTGTTAAGATAACAAAGGAGAATCATCATTTGTATCAGGATGTAGGTCATCTTATTAAGAAATACAAAGAGGATGGATGGGCACAAGAAGAAGGGACTCTTTACACAAAAGAAATGACAAGATGCCCCGAAGGTCGTGTTCCAACACTTGAGTCGCTGATGTCTCTTCAACTTTCAGGATACAAGCTACATGGTAGGATTATTATGACAAAGAACAATATCTTTGATGCTGACACTCAAAACAAACTAGCTAGACTTACACCGGAAAAGTTTCAAAGTCTTATGATGGATTTTCAGAAAAAGAAAATGTGGGAAATGATGAATTCAGAGTGTGAACCACCAACAGAATATTCATTAGCAAAAGATGTTGAAGGGGAAATGGATGATGGTTCATATATGAAGGTTCCAAAGGGTAAATATGTACTAAAACCCATAACTCACAAGAAATCTGAGGAGGGTATTTCGCATTTCTGTCTTTGTGATGAACCAACATGTTGTCTTATGGGTATGGCACTAATCGGTTACTCTAGCACACCAATGCTACCAAGAGAAATCAAAGATGATATGCTAAACTATTTCAAGACTAGGAATATCTATCAATCAGAAAATGAAATGACAGGGAACATTGAAATGTGTCAGTATTGTTTGGAACAAACTGTATTTCATTAAATATACAAAATCATTAAATATACAATTATTAATCATTATTTTTTTTCTAAATTTGACTTGAGGACTATTTTATTTATTTAATAAAATAAACAGAGTATAAAACTTACAGAGTGAACATGTCTCGCTCTCAGACTATCGGCAACCAGACATCCTCTTTCCGCAACCAAAGACCCAAGTACGACAAGAGCTTACCCACAACAAGGAAGATGGGTATTCTTGTTTCAGGTCTACCTTCAACTCGAAAGGTTGAGAAGTTAGAGAAGTATATGAATTCTATTGAAAAATTTCATAAAAGACTTCCTAAAGAACATATAGAAAATTCAGAAGATTTCCATCTTCATTATCACCAATGGTATAATGGTCATGAAACAACTGGAGAAGGTATATATACTTATGATGAAGGTTCTGCAACGCAATCCGATTTAGAAAAGATATCAAAGTTAATGAATGGTATCCGTATTGATAAGAAGCACACAATACGCACTAATGTAGTTCCCATTTGCTTACATTGTCATTTTCCTTTAGATTGTGAAGGTACACCTGTATATCTACCAAAAGGTAATCTTGAAAAGGCATCTACATTGGACCACAATGTATGTGATATGTGTCTTCCTAGTCCATCTTTGTGTACTTGTTGTAAATCTCCTATTTCTGAAAAAGAAGACCCACATAATATGGCAA